GCCAAGGGGTGCAGCGAGCACCTCTAAACACTTTCGTGTTTAGATATCCTCTACCTTGGCAGTGGGCTGGTTACCACGTTGTGGGACTGGACTACTGTCTTTGTAGATACTCCGTTAGAGTCTACTCGGACTCATGGAGTTTGTTAGGGATTCCTTCCTTGACTGGATCGCTCACACTCCGGGCACCCGCTCATATCGTACTATGAACGGTCTCCCTCGACCGTTGCGAGGGATGCGTGCCACGCAGGCATCTCCCGTGAAGTTAATTCACAGGGATGAGGTATCTTGTCTCAAACCAATACCCAATATTAGGGCAGAGGTTCTCACAAGGATTACCAGCGACGGGACATATTTGGTTTCACATCTCTTATGGTGTGTTTCCTAGGATGGATTTGCTTGGTATTTTATCATTAATTTGGTAATCTAAGCCTAAGTATTATAGACTGACCGACTGTATAAAACAGGCGTTCCCAGTGAACCTGGTAGATCAATTGTATCCTTATTCGTTGGTTCGTTCATAGTATAAAAGGGCTAAGGAGTCTTTAACCCTCTAGCTCCTAAATACTGTAAATGGCGACCGGCAGGGTTTTACATACCTACACATACGGTCTCTAAGTCTATACATCCGAGAAGGTTGGAGGATCTTAATGTACCCTTCCCCTTAGCTGGTCTTCCAAATGGGAATTGCTCCCATTCGTAGGGCCCTAAATAAGGTGGCGATACGAGAAAGAGTCCGACCCTCAGGGATGAAAGAGAATTAATCTATCTTTCTGAAATGATGTCGAATTTAGCCCTACCTCGGGGGCCTGCTCCCGCCCTCATCCTGAGGGGTAAGAGAAAGGTATCCACGCTTCTCCGGTGTCTTCACACTAAAATTAATCATCATAAACACTATGACTTTCATTAAAGCGTTCCATACATCCAGACCATTGTTCTCTAATCCAAGTCACCGTCTCTATAGACTGGTCAACTGGGATCGGATAGAAGCAGGTGAATATGCAATAGTCGATCCGGTTGATTCAGGTTCTATCCTTTATCTAACCGAACCAGATTACATAATTCTGGTTAGGAATTCCCTAAACTCTGGTCGCAGACCAATCGTGCTTGCACGACCTTCCGATAGTAGACCCTCAACTTCATCGCCGTCTCCGGACGGTTCCCAAAACTCCCCCCCAGGTTGGTACCTAGGGCGACGCATCTCTAAAGGTCCGATTACTCGAAGGTACAAGACCCTCTTTCATTGGGTTCCTAAAGTCGTACGTCGTTTTGGATTAAAGGAGCAGGTGGAAAACCTGGCCGTTGTGACGGAGAGAAATCTCCGGCCACTTTTCATGTTATGGGGTTTACACCTCTACGTGAAAGTCGTGGGACTAGGTTCAACCAAACATTTCAGGAGTGAGATGAGTTCTTTCATCACCCAGATGGAAGGTATTCTTGCGACTCAAGGGGTAGGTGCTTTAGTCGTGAGACTAAAGGTGATGTACTTCGTCCTACAGACGTTTGTTAGTGGGACGAAGCTTACATCATCGGAGGCCGTTGGCCTTCGTGTTCGCCTAACCCATGGGTTGCCTTCCTCATTCCCTAGGTCGGTTCGCATGGCGATAAGATCTAACAATTTACCAGTGATACGGATCTGGAGTTCAATTCTCTATATATATAAGTCCCTTGAGTCAAGGCATAAAGCTCCTGACTTTCAGGGCATCGGAAATTTATTCCGCATTGATGAGAACTTTCGTTTCGTTAAAACGAGATTTGATACATTTCTCCAGTGGAATGCCAAGTCTTGGTTACTGGATCTTGGGGCCCTCCCTTCTGTCTTCAAGGAAATCGTTCCTCAGATGCCGTTTATCGCGGTTACTGCAGGTCCGAACCACTCGGTCTCTTTAGTCTCTCTGACTATAGACACTCTTTATTGGGTGTCTAGAGGGTGGAAACTCTCACCGTTAGTGAGTTATTTAGACGCGATTGGTGCTACAGATTTTAAGACTCGTATTGAATCTTATGCTGTAGAGATGTTGAAGTTCGTCTTGGATGACGAGTGGAAGGAGGCCTGGAAATTATCGTCAGACTTTGGTGACTCAGTCTCCCTATCACCGGAGAAGCTCGCACACTACTTTCCTGATTGTTCAAAACTTTCTGGCCCAAAAGGCCACCAAGTCAAGACAATCCACCCGTCAGGTGGAAAGCTTTCCTTAATTAAGGAAGCTGCAGGTAAAGTTAGGGTGATTGCCATCCCTGATGGGCTGACTCAGAGTGTCCTAAAGCCTCTGCATAATGCATTTTTCGATTTATTGAAATTGTTACCGTCTGATGCTACCTTCGATCAGCAGGGCTCTCTTAAGAGTTTTGCTGAGGCGGGTCATACAGAAGTATATTCTTATGATTTAAAGGCTGCTACTGACACGATTCCGATGAATCTTTACGTGTCTATGTTGAGTTCTCTATTTGGGACACATGTCGCCGAAGCATGGGCTTCCCTTCTTCGCGATCGAACATGGTCTTTACCGTCTTGGCAAAAAGAAGTCAAGGGTAAGGAGATGAATTATCCCTTAAAGTATCGTGATTCTCAAGGTGTTTATCACTCTGAGATCCGGTATGGCCGGGGTCAGCCTATGGGTGCTTTATCATCTTGGGGTGCACTAGCCTTACTACACCATTTTGTGGTACAGTATAGTGCATTCTTAGTTGGTAAGTATCCGTATTATGACTACCGTGTCTTAGGTGATGATATCGTCATCGCTGGTAAGGATGTTGCTCGATCTTACTTGGATACATGCTCCTTCTTAGGTATTAAGGTAGGGTTGGCAAAGTCTTTCTCATCTGAGAAGGGTTTTATCAATTTTGCTGGACAGTCCTACTTAGGTTCTTCCAATATATCTCCAATTTCCTTTAAACAGGAGTTGGCTGCCAATGATGGGTTTTCCCGTCTTGGTTTGGTCTCTCAGGCTGTTGCCCGAGGATGGATATCTTTGGATTCCAATAATTTCGTGTCAGCATGCTTACGATACATGCTTCCCCCTCTATACTGTTCGCAGATAGAGGCGTCAAGGAAGGAAGGGAGGGTCCATGATGCAGCGGTTAGTTCTTCTAATCTAATCTTCCGGGCAATCCTCGAAGGTGGTTTACCTTCTAATATTGCTTTGGGAGGATCCACTCTTTCCGTTGTTAGTTCAGGAATGTTATTTCCTGGGCTGCAACTGTTGAGTGCTGGGTTAGAAGCGTTAGCCGAGCGTAGTCCTGAAAGGGACTGGATGGCTCGCGAGAATCTCTTCCGCCTTATTCTACGTCAAGTAGATAAGTTGGAGAGATCTCTTGAGTTACGCCTGGAAGAGTGTGAGAAGGTCTCACCTCAATATGGTTTCGTGCGTTTCTTGTGGCCTCAGACTATTCGTCCTTTAGGCAAGGATCCATGTGATTTATCATTTGTGATTCCCCTACTGGACAGATTCTCTGATGTTGCATCTGATGCATTAGATCAGCTTGTGGTGGGATTGAATGCAATCCGCTGGGTCTGTGCTGGAGTTCGTATGGAGTTGCCTCTTATTGTTGAAGAGGGGTCTCTCGATGATTTGTTTGTGGGTTATCAGCGTCTTCTTTCTTTAGAGAAGGAGATAACTGGTCGCTCGCTCACAGACATAGGGATATTCCTTGAATCTGAGGAGCCGACTCCAGACAATACGCTCTTACATGAGCTTATGCTCCAGGCTGCTGACTTATCTGAGTTAGATAGGTTAGGAGTTAAGGACCACATCTTCCCTGAAAGTGAAGGGTTGAATTTAGTACGGATGAGCCATGCTATTCGCTTGGCGAGTCTCGCACAACAAACCAACACTTCAAGTAAGCTGGATACTTAGATTCCAGTTCCCTTATACTCGCATACCTCCTTCCCGGGTTACCTTGGAGGGCTGGGTTCAATCCCCAGAGGGAATGCTTGATCAGCATTAATGAGATCCCCCTACCCTTGGGAAAATGGGTGTGGTTGGCGTGTCCAGAAGCGCCTGATCCCCGTAATTCGGGAGATTGTGATTGATAATTTGAGTCAATCGGCATGTAGATATAGATCATTGCTTTACCCCTGATGGTATTCTTTATCATTATGTATTGCAAGCCGG